GGTAGTTTCATGTTTAATAATTCCAGATTACTTCTATGGGTTTGTGCTTTCTATTATCTAGGTCGGCATGTATAAACGAGCGGCCCACCCCTATTCTATTTATACCAACGTACAAAAGCGCCTCTATAATCTTATAGCGGTCTGCGCTTGTAGTGCATTTAATATCTGCTGCTAGCCCTAGGCGGTGCGCGCTGTCCTTACTTACTTTATAGCCTTGGCTCTTTAAGTATTCCGAATGCTCCCTAGTTCTATAGCCACTAGTAATAACAAAGGGTATGCTTGCGCGCTCTCTAGCCTTCTCTAATAGATCTAAAAAATCCTGGCTCATAAATTCCCCAGAGCCTGGTAAATCGGGGCTATCAAACTCGTCTATAGTAAAATAACGCATGCGCCAATTATTGCCACTATTATACAAAGTAAATCATGCGCATCGTATTGGTTATAGGTTAAGCGTTTGTATCTACAATTTGCCACGCCTAGCATGATGATTAAAAGGTAAGGTATTGCGTTCATTTTCTCCTGTTTTTGCGGTGTGTTATTATGCCCTCTACATTTAGCCAGATTAGAGTAATTGCACCTACTATACCTAGCCCCCAAGTAAGGCACTCGCTAAACATTGCAGCGCTAAAGCCTGCCCAAAGTAGATTTATGCCCCAAAGTTTTCCGCTTTCCATCATACTGCTGCTATTGTTATATCCGCACCATATAAATTATCTTGCCCCACTCCATGAGTGCTAGTTAAAGTAACTTTTATCAATATGTTTTGTGTTGCGCTACTTGTAATGTCTATCATGTCAATAGTGGCATTTATATTGCCAGACGCTGTGTTAGTTAAATCGCCATCAGTGTGGTCATAATTCCTTACTGTAACACAGTTAGAAGTGCTTGTAGCATTGTTGCCATACACCTGCACATGAGTAGCCTTATAGCCTGTAGGTATGGCTTTAATTGCATATACATCAAAAGTCGCTCTACTATCGCTGCATTTTGCGCTAACCTCATCCGTTGTGCCGTCATCAATACGAATAAATTTAGTTGTGCTATCACCCATAAACTCTGTAGGCATTACCTTCATCAAAGTAGTGCTATTAAACCAGCCACTCTCGCCGCCTGCTGCTGCTGCTGCCCAGCTAGGCCTCCCAGTACCATCTATAGTACACACTTGCCCTGTGGTGCCAGGCCCTAAATAACTCTTAGTGCCGTTAGTTTGAGCCACCATTATAGACCAGTTATTTATTGGCAATCCAGGAGCAGGGATAGAGTAATCTGTACCGGCTCCATCGCTATATTTTAGAGCTGTTATGCCATCTCCGTCTGCTGTTACAAATATCGTTTTAGCTAAGTTGGCCTGCTGTATTGTGGTATCTACTATGCCTAACTTTGATACTCCTATGGGGCCTGGAGGTTGCCCCGTTTCGCCTGGGCCTTTAGTTGGTTTTTTGCCATCCTGTGCCTGTGTTATGCCTGTGGTATTTCTAGTAAGATATATACACTCTACATCGTACTCGCACCTATTGGCTACAAAAGATAACCCAGTAAGCTGGTAGAAATTATTGCTGTGATAAACATTTTTAAGCACGTTGTACGGGTGCATAAATTTGGTACCTGTTCTATATAAGGTGCCGCGCTCTGTACGTACTGCAAATTTATTAGCTGCTAATCTTTCGCGCACTCCTAGGCCGTTTATACTAAAACCCGTTACGCTCGTCTCGCTCGCATTATTCCAGTGTGAGGCGCTTTGCCATTCTGGTGGATCTCCAGGATTAAGGCTATTGCCATATACGCTAACTACACCTAGCGCGCCCCCTGTAATTTCATCACCTATTAAAGTTTCGCCTTGGTCAAAATGGTAGCGCGCATCATCTGAATTTTTAGCCCTTATTGTAACTTGGCCAAATAGAGCCATTTCATCATTATCGAATACACCTGTTCTAAACTGCTGGAGCTTATATAATGATACGCTAGTATCTAAATAATCTACCGCGGTAACGGCGTTACCGTTCCATTGTATAAAGTCTAGGCAGGCTGTTATTTCTAAACCTTCTGCCTCTGCCGGTAAGCCTGGCACTATTACCTCAAAATCTTGGCCATGATAAAACGGGCTACTAATATAATCTGGATAAGAGGCGTTACCATTAAAGCCATCAAATACATTACCTACCCAGTGTACTCTATTTGTATCTGTATTGCTCCAGGTTGTATCTGGGTATTGTGGTAATCTAAACGGCTGGCCTGTTTGGTCGGTTTCGCCTTGGAATATGTTAGTACTTTGGTTATCTGATGAGTACGTAGGTACCCTACTAGCATAATTAGAAGTACCGCCTGCATCTCCTACTCGTACCTTAAATTGTAGCCTAGGCCTTACTACTTTATCTATTCCAGTTACGCTATTAAAACCATTAGTAAAAAATGCTAGCCTACCGGTGATAATATAATCTCTACCTAGAGGCTGCTGCGCATCTTCATCATTAATAGTAACACCGCACCCAGTACCAGCATTTAGATTGTAATAGGAGCTTAGTAATAAAGGTAAATCACCTTGGTAATTTCTAACCCTTGTAACCTCCTTAAAGGCAGGCGTACTTGAGCGCTCCCAGCCTGCTAGCTTTTCAAATTGTGTATTATCGTTACCAAATTGAACTAAATAATCTGAGCCTAAATTTTCACTAGTGTTATATGTTACTGCGCCATTGCCTGCTACATAGTGATACGTTTTTAGTATATCGTTTCCATGCTGCTGCATTGCACCCATAGGCACAAACCAAAACGAGCCGCGCGCCATAAAAATACAAGAGTTAAAACTGAGGGCAATACTTTCCAAAACCCTGTAAGCGCTAAAATATTCTTTTAGTCCGTTTTCATTTATATTATGGAAAGTTACATGCTCTATCTTAGCATTTTCTAGCTGCTTTTGTACGCCTCCAATATCATCTAACAGCTCCTTATATTGGTAACTATAAAAATCCTCATAAAATCTTACAAATTCTGCTGTAGTATTCCAAACCCCTAGAGAATGTACTTTAGTTAGCGCTTTATATAGATGAGCTAGTACAGTATCAGTACCATCGTATGAGGCACCTGCATTGTTGTAATCTATGCCGCGTAAATTTGCAAGCCCATCGGCTGCCGTTATTGCAACGGGCGCGTTTGGCATAGAATCAGGTATAATTACTTGCTCCGGTAATATTTCACCGCACCACCATAGTTCGTTATCACTATCTGGATCTCTATATATTTCTATACGATACGTGCCCTCTACTGCACTATCTAAAGTATTATAGAAGTTATTCCATTGAGTATCTAGGGCATCGTTATGCAGCAAAGTTATTTCTACTTTGGAGCCTAAAATAGGTTTACACCTGTCAAAATTATCGTAGTCGTATGAAAGCCTAAAGCCATCAGGGCCTAGAGTAAAGGCATGATTTAAATCGCCTGTAGAAATTGAACCATCTACAATATTAACTTTCCATGTAGTGCCTTTCTCGTCTGTAAATTCGCTTGTGCCGTAAATTACTGCCATTATCCGTATCTGTTCCTATCGCGCGTAGCGCGGTCATTACTTATTACTATATCATCGCCAGAAATACGGCCATATACGTTAGTACTGCCCCCGCCTAGCATATCTCGCAATTTACTTAAAGGCGCTACAACTTCTGGATCAATACGCGCATTTTTATTATCACCAATTAAAGCAGTGGTAGGCCCAAAAGCTAACCCTCCCTCTGCTAGCTCAGGCATGTCATGGTGCCCTGACGCTATACTACTCATAGCGGATTTTAAGCCTGTACCTAAAGCTACTAAAGCTACACCTGCTACAATAGCAACTACAGGGTTTAGGCTTTGTAGAGCTTTTTTAATACCTCCTATAGCAACGCCATACCCTATGGCTAGCTCGCCTAATTGTATTGCCATGTCTGCAAGAGGTGCTAAAATACCTTCTGCGCCCATTTTAGAGCCTCCTATCATCTGGCCTATGTTAGATAGCATAGATGAGGCAGCGCTAGATAAACTAGACTCTACGTTGTTTGCAAAATTTGTAAGGCTATCGCCTGTACTATCAAAACTTTCTTCTATTGAGGCTGTAGCCTCACCAACTTGCTGCGCTACTCCATCAATTTCGGCCATCTTATCTATAAACTCTTGGGTGCCTGGAATTAATGAGGCAAGCTCTTCGCGTAAATCGCCTAACTCTTCGCGTAAAGCTCCTAGGCTGCCTGTGGGGTAGCTCTGTGGACTTTCTTCTAAAGTTGTATTAAATATTTTTACAGCATTATCTAGCTCCTCTGTGGCATCTTTCCATTTAGCTAGCGCATCTGTTTGCTCTTTTGAGCCATCTTTTGCGTTTTCTGTTTCTTCTCTTAAATCTGAAACCTTTTGTTTTAGAAAAGCTATAGAGCCTGCTAATAATTCCTGGTCTTTTATTTTATCATCTGTGCCGCTGGTTTCTTCTATTGCCTCCTGCTGCTCTTCTTCATTTTCAACTATTGTATCTGTAGTTTCAGTATGTTTAGTAGCATAGCGATCAAGTAAAGCTATTTGCCTAGCCTCAAAAGTCTCGATATTTGTAAGGGTTTCATCTCTCTTTTTATTAAGAGCATCTAACTCGCCGCTAATTTGCAGAGTGTTTTTGTGCGCAGCCTCTCTAGTTATAGAGCCAGCCTCTTCTTCAATATCGACAGCCCTTTGTAAAAGCTCTTGCTTTTTTTGTATTGCCTGCTCATCTGCTGCTAATTGTGAAAATAAAGCGCTGCCCTCTTCTGCTAGTGCCTTTTCTATAAAGTTTCTTCTTAGAGCGTTTGTATAATCATCTAGGCTTTTTTGTAGGTCAATGTATTGTGTGTTCTCCGCTTTTAAGTTTCCAAAGTGCTGCGCATCTAACTCGCCTAACCTGTCTAAAATTCTCTGCCTATCATCTAGGCTTTTTTCTTCATCTTTGTAAGCATTAATTAAATACCTAACCTCTGCGGTTTGGTTTCGTACGGCATTTTCGGTATCTCGTATACTGTCCTGGTATCTCTGGGCGCTTGTTCTGCTCTTATCAAAGACTGCTTCAATTCCCTTAAAAGCTAGTACAGCTCCGCCTATAACTAAAGCTATAGCGCCTATTGGACTAGATAAAGCTACAAAAGCCTGCGCAGCTAGTTTAGTCGCTCCTACCAAATTAGGCAGCATTATTAATAGTGGCCCAATACCTGCTACTAAAGCGCCTATTTTTACTATCGTAGTTTGTGTATCTACGCTTAAATTTTTGAAATCCGTAGCCAGCTCTCGTATGAAATTAGCTGCATCGGTTACAAAGGGAATAAGTACCTCACCTAAAGCAATACCTGCACCCTCCAGCGCGCTTGTCATAGCTTTAAGGCCGCCTTTGGCGGTATCATTCATTACTTCAGCCATTGCCTTGGCCGAACCTTCTGAATCTTCAAAAGCGCCAGTAAGCTCATCTACTTGGTCTACACCCTCAGTTAATACAAGTAATGAAGTACCAGCTCTACGGCCTACCTCGTCCATTGCACCCTGTACGCCTATTCCTTTTTCAGCTAGCTCTGCAAAGCGCTCTGTAAGTGTTCCGCTTGTGCCTGTCATTTCTTGCAGAATACGCCTTAAAGCCGTACCAGCTTGAGAGCCTTTTATACCGCTATTTGCTAATACAGCAAGCATAGCGCTAACCTCCTCTAACGATACTCCAGCTGCCTTTGCATCAGGCGCCACAAACTTCATAGAGTCCTGGAATGTATTTATATTTAATGCTGAGGCGCTAAAACTAGCAGCCATTACATCTGTTACTCGACCAGTTTCGCTAGCGTCCATACCAAACGCTCTAAGTGTAGCACCCGCTACCTCTGCTGCCTGGGCTAAGTCTGATCCTGTAGCCTGTGCTAGGTTTAATGTAGCCTCTTGTACTTGTATAATCTCGTCAGCACTAAAGCCTAAGCGCGAATACTCCAGTTGTAAAGCTGCTACCTCTCGCGCTGTAAATATTGTGCTAGCTCCTAAGTCTTTTGCACTTTGCTCTAGCCTTTTGAAATCTCCTGCTGTAGCTCCGCTTACAGCTTTTACCTGAGCCATTGCACTCTCGAATTCTACAGCTAAATTTATGGCAGCACCTCCTACTAAAGCTAAAGGCATTGTAAGGCTCCTGGTCATATTTTTGCCTACAGCAGCAAAATTGCTAGACATTGAGCGCATGTCGCGCCTAACCCTACCTAGTTTTTTATTTAGGTCTTTTGTGTTAGCCCCTATATTTACTACTAAATCACCTAGCTTCGCCATGCCCTTCTATTTATTCCTTTGTGCCAAATTTTCTAATAACATAAAACCACTTATTTGCGGTTTCTTAGCTTGCTGCTTTTCCTCCCAAGGAAAAACTACTAAATCTATAGGCTTTATCTTATGCCCTTTTTTAGTATGTACGTTTAGAAGGTATGCGGTCTGCCATCTAGTACGCTCCCAATTAGAGCGCTCTGCGCTATCTATAGCCTCGCGCTTACCTTTTACCGCGTTAGCAAATTCCAAAAACGTCAATGAATAGAGGAGGCCTGGGGTAAGGCCTAATAGACCTAGCCCCAGCTCCTCAACCCTACTCCACGTTAAAGGCTCTTGCCTTTCTTCGCTTTTTTTTTCTCTTTACTACCTCCCATTACCTCAGTCATGGCATCAACTAATAAAGGTAAATCAGTTACCTCAATTTCATTTAGCCACTTCTCCACGTCCATAGTAAACCTCATTCCCTGAGCCTCGCACCCAGCTTTTACAAAATAATAAATTAGCTCAGGTATTAGAGTAACATCAGAAGCATCTACCTCTGTAACTTTTACGCCTGTAGCCTTTTCAAAATTTCTCCAAGCTAGCATAGTTGCGCGCATTGGGTATATACGTTTTCCTATAGTTATTTCCATGGGTTTAAGATATAGCCTCTCTTACGATAGTTTCAACGATTTGAACATTGCAAGTGTAAGTCGCGTTGTCCTCAGTACCACCAGAAAGCTCTAGGCTCTCAATGTAACCCTTTACCTGGTAACGGTAATCTCCAGCATTTTCTGCTGCTGCCTGTCCAACTACGTGAGTAAAACGAAAATCGCATTTAGTTTTGTTAAGCTGAAATCCGCTTAATGCCTCGTACCCTGTACCTGCTGCTGAGTCTGTAGCATACATAGAGCTAAAGCTTAAAGTTGCCGAAGTCATGCCTGGTAGTAAAGCTCTGTAGCCAGCGTTAGCTTTGACTGTGCTATCGCGCATTTCATTTGTTACCGAGATTGAGCAATCTGTAATATTATCTACGATTAACTCTGTTCCACCCTCAGCTGCGACCATTATTTTTAAGTCGGAGCCGTTAATTATTCCTGTCGATTGTGCCATTTTTAATTATTTATTTTTATTTATTTTTAGTACGCTTATCGCCTCCGACCAGCGCTGTTATTAAAGTATCTATCCAGCCAAACACCTTAACAGCAGGTGCATCAGATGGCATTAAAGAGAAGATAGCCCTTGCTGCTACCAATAGAGCCAGCAAAATCGGCTCCCAGTTTTGTAGTATTATATCCATATTATGTATTATTTATTCTTACGGTGTAATCCTGTATGCACACCCATATAGAGCGCTCAGGGTTTACGTCCATTTGTTCGTTTGTATAATTTATAGACTGTATTGCTACCCCTCCAAATGTTCCATTTTTCCTCTCTAGCGCAGCTCGTACAGCTACGCCTAAATCTATTGCCGTTGAGTATGTAGTATTAAAACAGTACACCTCTATACTCGCCTCGTCTACATTACCATTTTCCTCTTTAGTATCTGTAGGGCTATTGCTCACTACAGAGTAAACTATATAAGGCTGGTTTACATTTTGTGGTGCTATCTCTGGGTAGATCTTAGTAGCCACAATATCAGTAACTGCCGTTACGTTGCTTAGTATGTTATATATCGCTTTTCCTACTATCATGCCGCTTTAATATAACGTGAAAACTCTTTGCGTAATAACATTACCTGCAACTTCTTACTTCTATTTTTAGTTGATCGTAACCCTCTGCTAAATACCCCTGTATTTTGCGTTCTGTGTTTACCTCCAAACCTAGGCCCAAAATCTCCTTTTTCAACTATGTGAGCAAAGAACCCATCTGAGCGCCATTTAGTTTTTCTAGGGCTAATATTATTAGTTTTAGGCCCACCCATTACATTAGTATACTGCTTACTAGGCTGCCATGTACCTGCTGACCTTCTAAGCTGGCCAGGTGTAATTTTTCTACCTCTAAACCCTATACTTTTATCATAGTCTTTTACGTTAGCCTTTAGATAGTTGGCGTATACGTCTGCTACTCTAGTATTTAGTGCTATAAATTTATCTTTAGCTTGAAATTTCCAGCGCAGTAATTTATCTAATTTTCTGTTAACTTCGGGTAGGCCTTGTATAGTTATAGCGCTCATTACTCAATAATTTCAGTAATTAAACGTATGCGCTCTTGTCTGCCTACCTCATGCGCCCCTAGTATATTATAGTTCTTGCTGTCATAGTTAACCCTATGGCCTGCATTTATATTCTTTGTTGTAGAGCTGTAGCGTATGTTAAAAACCACCTTATTTACACTTACCATTTGCTCTCCGCTATTTTGCTCTACGGCAGCAGGCTTGCGCTCTATTTGTGCCCACACTTCTGCATAGTCAGTCCAAGCTACCAGGCGTTCTCCATAAGAGTTTACCGAGGTGGCTTGGCTTTGGATCTTTATCCTTCTATCTAATCCGCCTATATTCATTTAGTCGATATAATGCGGTATGGGTTAAGTAAAGCAGCTACTCCTAGAGGTAGCTCTATAGGATTAGTGCCAGTTATTACTGCGCGCCTGTTTTCATAGTAGTGAGCTACTAGCAATTTAACTGCGTGTAGTATAGGCTCTGCTGGCCCTACTCCTAGTGTACCAGTTATAGTAACTACGTTAAAATCATCATCGTAGGTATCTGGTGGGCTATCAAAATGAATACGCCCAGGCTCGCGCTTGGTATCGTACCAGTATTTTGCTGCCGGTAATGTCTGCGCAGCGTTAGCTACGTCTTTATATGTTACACTTGTAATAGTGTTAATTGGGCCTGTAGAAAATTCACAATTGTAAAAATCGTCTAGGCTTAGTGTGAAAGCAGAATCTACAAAATGCCTATTTGTATAGTCTTGGCAATGTTGAACCGCAGCATTGATTAAAGCTGTGATAGTTGTGTCCTCATCGCTGTGATCTACGCGCAGAAACTCCTTTGCTGTAGATAACGGCAAAAGTGTAGTACCTGTGGGCTGTGTAGTTATTTCTAGTTTCATCTGTTTAGTATAAAAAAAGAGGCGGGCGCTAAACCCGCCCCCTTTAATTTATCTTCTAACTTATTACGCTATAAAGTTCTGGATACGAGCTAGCGCGCCTGCTTGGCGTACGTCTGCATCGTAGAACTTGTTAACGTGTAGAGCTATTCTAGCTGTACCTGCATTGCTGTAAGGATCAACTAAGATATCTACACCTCCAAAGAATGCTAACACCATTCCCTTAGAGAAATCTCCAAAACAGAAATCTCCTTGATCTGTAGCGCTGTCTACTAGGTTAGGCGTAAAGTGTGTAGCAAAACCGTCAACTTTGTTATCGTTAACTAAAGCTCTGATAGACGCTACTGCTGCCTCACCTTTAAGAATGCTCATAGCTGACGGAGATAGTACAAATTGCCCTTTTTCTAAATCGCCTCCTGCTGCTAGTACTGCCTTTTCTGCTGCAAAGATATGCGCTGCTGTAATTGAGCCGCCTGTCAAGTTACCTTGGTAACCAGCTCCAGCTACAGCCTTAGCGAATACATCTTTGTCAATAGTTTCGTTGATACCTGCTGCTAACTCTGCTGCAATCATTGTATCAACTCCAGCGCCACCCTGTAGGATTAACTGCTTTGAGAATAAAGTGTGATTAGCTACACGATTAGGAGAAAGTGTTAACTCGTCAAGCTCCATTCCTGAAGCAGCATCTGCATCAACTTCGCCCTCTGCTGTTCCTGCTGCCTTAGCTGAAACTCTAGGAAACTTTAGGTTGCCTGTAGCATTGTTGATAGTAGTAACGCCTACTCTCTCAGCCATAGTTGGAGCGCGTAGCGCCTCAATTAGACCTGGCACCTCGGTAGCTACATAGCCAGAACCATCTCCAGAACCAGCCTGGAAGTTGTCAGAAGTACCAGCACGATATAAAGCGCTAGATGGGATTCCGATTTGGCCGCTCATCTGTAAGCCTCTTGAGCCATACTCTTTAGCTGCCTCTTGTGCCCACTCTGCTTCAGCACCTTCTAGCGACTTTCCAAAGCTAGCAGCCTGGATAGCGCGAGATAGTGAAAAGTTACGGTTTACTTTGTCAATCTCTTTAGTTTCTGAAACACCCATACCGCTAAAGCTAGCTGTACGCGCGATCATGTCCTCATGCGCTTTTCTGCGCTTCATTTTGTTATCTAGGCGCTCAATTTCTCCTTCTAGGTAGTCCGCTCTAGTTTCCTCTTCGTTAGTCAGTTCGCGGCCCTCACTCTCAGCATTTTCTACTAAAGAAACATGCTCATTGTAAAACTTTCCGCGAAGCTCTGTCAACTCTTTCAAGTTCATGTTACTTCTTTTTTTAATTGTTTTAACTTCTTTATTTTTGTCGCTTGTAGGTTCTACTACAGCGTTATCTATTACTTCTGGGTTTGGCTCCTCATTTCGTGCCAAAAGCCCCTCAGTTTCTTTGTAAGCTGGATAGGTTACAGGGCTAACGTCTAATAGCGTTGCTACCTTATCCACGCTTCTAACCGTTCTATTTTCGTTCCAGCTCTGCTCTGCAATCGTAAAGGCAAATGAGCTTTGCGAAATATCACCACGCTTTACACTCTCGTATAAATCTTTAGCATACTGCTGTTCTCCTAGGTGTACTCTGTACTTTAAACCAGTATCATCTAGCTCTAGCTCTAGCGTGCCTGCTCCTGTTCTGCCTAGCACGTAGTTAGGATCATGATTCATTAGAGCGCGTACATCGTTAT